AATACTAATCAACGAATTTAAATTAACCGTCACTGGAGGTCCCTTTGGGGACAGGTGACAACGGAGGAAACAACTATGGCAAATCAAGATGCCGCTTTCGGTCTTAGACCGTTAAAGACAGTTGGACAACAAGACGACTCTACTGGATTCGCTTCTTATTGGATTGATGCGGGCGACGCTAGTGTAATGTACCAAGGTTCATTAGTACTAGCTACAGCGGCTGGCTATGTAGATATAGCTGGTGCAGGCGGTGCATTAAATCTCGGAGCTTTCTGGGGATGTTTTTATGTTGACCCAACTACACTGAAACCTACGTTTAAAAATTACTATCCAGGGAGCATAACACCTCCTTCAAGTAAAGATGTCGAAGCTTTTGTTTATGACAGCCCTTACCAGATGTTTGAAGTTCAATCAGCTGCTACAGGTGCTTCATCTCAAGCAGATATTTTCTCTACTTGTGACATCGCGTCAAACGGTGGTAATACTACAAACGGTGTTTCATCGTTGGAATCTGCAGACGCTTTTGGAGCAGGTCCAGCACAACTTAAAGTTCTAGGCGTTTCTCGAGACCCAGCAAATAACGATATCACAGCAGCTAATGTAAATTGGCGTGTTCAGATATGCGAACATTTGTTAGGTTCCGGAACAGCTGGAACAGCTTAATAGAGGTATATAAATTATGGCAATATCACGACAACAACTAGTTAAAGAACTAGAGCCAGGTTTGAATGCACTATTCGGCTTGGAATACAAAAGATATGATCAAGAACATAAAGAAATTTATGTTACTGAATCATCTGACAGAGCTTTTGAAGAAGAAGTAATGTTATCTGGCTTTGCTAATGCATATGTCAAACCTGAGGGTTCGGCTGTTGCATACGACAATGCACAAGAAACATTTACTGCAAGATACACTAACGAAACAGTGGCTCTTGCATTCGCTTTGACTGAAGAAGCAATGGAAGACAACCTGTATGACAGACTTTCGTCTCGTTATACAAAAGCGCTAGCGAGATCGATGGCAAATGCTAAACAGATCAAAGCTGCTAATCCACTAAATCAAGGGTTACCTACTACAGATAACTTTGATTCTGGTGATGCAGTATCTTTGTTCAATACAGCACACCCAACTATCGCTGGTACTTTCTCAAACACGCTTACTACACAAGCAGACCTTAACGAAACATCGTTAGAGCAAGCATTGATTGACATTGCTGCACTGACTGATGAAAGAGGTCTTAAAATCGCAGCTAGAGGAATGAAAATGATCGTTCCTTCTGAAAACCAATTCAATGCTGAAAGATTGTTAAAATCTCAAGGTAGAACTGGTACAGCTGATAATGATATCAATGCTCTTAAGAACATGGGAATGATCCCTGAAGGATACAGAGTAAATCACTATCTAACAGATACTGATTCTTGGTACATTAACACTGACGTGCCTAATGGTATGAAGTACTTTGAAAGATTACCTATCCAAACTAAAATGGAAGGCGATTTCTCAACAGGAAACGTAAGATACAAAGCTAGAGAAAGATACTCATTTGGAGTATCAGACCCTAGAGGTATCTACGGTGTTGAAGGTGCTTAATAATTAACAAACTAAGGGGCCGCCTTAAAACGGCCCCTTTTTTATTTATAAGGGTGAATATGAAAAATTTCCTAGTACAGATATGGGCTTACGATCATCATGCTAAATTTGAAGTTTTAGCGGAAGATAATGCGTCCTCAATTGAACAAGCAGTCCTTGACAAACTAGGAGAAAAAAGTGTAAAATGGGAAAATCTCGGGAAGTCATACCGAGATCAACGAAGAATAACCTATGAGGAGGTTAGTCATGACCGAAGACCTATACAAACAGAAAAGGTCCTTGGAGTTGAGGTGGCAGTTAGAGTATGAGCAACAAGGTAAATATACTCTGGATATGGTCGAAATTGATGAGAAAATTAAAAGTATCATCACTGAGATTAAAGCTGAAGAATTTAAAGTTGCTGATAGAGAAAATAAAATCAGTGAGTCAGCTGCCCAAGTTTCTGTGGCAACTTAGATAAACGCCACATCGCTGAAATCGTACTTTTATGCAGGGATCTCTTGCACTCTATTAAAAATTATCATATAAAGAAATCACTATACAATAAATTAATGGGATATAGACGCGTATAGTCGACGGCCTAGAGACTATATCCACATAATCTAGGAGGATTATAATTATGGCAAAAACAAACTTTTCTGGTCCTATAACGACTGGAAGATATCAATTTAATGGTGCAAGTCAGGTTAGAACTGCTCAGTTTTTACAAAACTCAGCTCAGTTTCCTATTGACTTTAACTATTTTCAAGTAACAACAGATGCTAATCGATTAGCGACAGCAGCGAATAACCCTATTGGAGCTCAGACGGTTACTCTTGAAACAGTAGCAGGAACAAATGTTTCTGGTCTGACTTATGGGGGTGGTATTCCTGCAATGGTTGTCACACTTACATCGACTGGTAATGATTCCGGTAATACATTTAGTATTACAGGGACGGACGTGAATGGATATGCACAAACGGAAGATCTAACAGGTCCAAGTTCAACGGTTACAAGTTCTGCAAAAGCGTACAAAACGATTACTAACGTTGTTAGTGATAATGTATTTGTGGGAGCAATTACGATGGGGATTTTGGCAACGGATAAAATTTCGTGGGCGCTAAGGTCTACATTTAATGTTATTCCAGGTTCTGCTGCTGGTGGAGCTGCGGAAACATCAACTTCTGCAAGCAAGAATTTGGCTAACAATATTGTGATGCCAAAACAATCTCGTTTTATAGAACTGAAAATGTTTAACTATACAGCGTATGACACAGCTGGCTTCGATGTTGAGTTTGGTGCTACTTTGTCACAAGCAGGTGGCTCTACAACTAACAGTTTTGATGATAACTATTTCACAACAACTGTTGATGCAAAAGCGGCTGGACTTTTTTCTAATGCTGGAGCAAGCGGTGGTACCGCTTTACCTCAAGCAGTGGGTCTTGCGCCGAGAATGTTTAACGTATCAAACGGTGATACAGCTAGTTATCCAATGGAAAAAATATTGGTAATGAGTGCAAAAACCGATGATGCTTTAACAACTGGTTACAGTATTATTACTGCAACTTGGTTACAGTTAAATAACGGTACTAACTAATATTCATAATTATAACGCTCCTTCGGGAGCGTTATAGAAGAGGAAAAAATTATGGGAAATGTAACAAGTGTAAAGTCGAAATTTTTTGAACCGCAAGGTGTTAGTGCAGCTTTAGTGTCTGCATCAGCTGCAGCTACAACTTTAGTTATAGCTGATGGAGGACCTTACGGAAATCTTACGGAAACAATAACTTTATATTCAAGTGCAAATAATGCTGGGAATACTTTCACGATTACAGGAACTGATGGTAATGGAGATGCTCAAACAGAGGATCTTACAGGTCCTGGAGCAGCTGCAACAGTAAATTCTGCAAATAAATATTTGACGGTTACTAGTATTGTTTCTGATGGAGCTATTGCAACTGATATTCAAGCAGGAATATTGGGCACAGGAGCACTTACTGGAATTGTATTCGCAGGAAGAACAAGAATCAGAGGATTAACAGGTACAAGTAAAGCTTCGGCTGGAAATGTAGTTTTTAAGAATACTTCAATAACAGGAACTAGTTTATTCACGGTTCCTTTAACAGGGGCAGTGGCTTCTATAGACCCTTATGTTCCTGATAATGGGGTACTGTTTAAGGCTGGTGCTTATGTTAATTTAACGGCTGCTGATATTACAGGTATAACAGTATTCTACGACGGTTAAGGAAACTGTATGGCTAATACTACTTCCGGAACAGCAACGTTTGGGAAAACGTTTGCGATTGATGATATTATCGAAGAAGCCTTTGAGAGATGTGGTATTAGAGGAGTCGCTGGTTACCAGTTAAAAACTGCCAGACGCTCTTTAAATATTATGTTTCAAGAGTGGGCGAACAGAGGTATTCATCTCTGGGAAATCGCCGATGGTTACTTAACTCTTGTCGCTTCTACTAATCAATACATTGGTTATCGTTCAAGTGCCGATGGAACTTCAACTTTATTAAATAGTGCAGGTGCCGCTTTATATGGTACCGATGATATTTTTGAAGCCTCGTATAGAAGCAGCGCAGGGACAACAAGTCAATCCGACAGTCCTTTAACAAAAATTTCAAGATCAACTTATTCAGCTTTATCAAATAAATTAGCTTTAGGACAACCTTCGCAATACTGGGTTCAAAGATTTATAGATAGAGTTACAGTTACTTTATACACAACTCCAAGTTCCAGTCAGGCTGGAAGTCAAATTCAATTTTATTACATGAAAAGAATCGAAGATGCAGGTGCTTATACGAATGCAGCTGATGTTCCATATTATTATATTCCATGTATGTGTGCAGGTTTAGCTTATTATGTAAGTATGAAATATGCACCAGATAGAACACAAAATTTAAAATTATTATATGAAGATGAATTACTAAGAGCGGAGGCAGCAGATGGGTCGGAAGCGAGTACTTATATTACTCCGAAAACATATTATCCATCCAGCGCATAATTATGGCCCGATTTGCACAAGGAAAATTTGCATTAGCAGTTTCAGACATTAGTGGACAATCTTTCCCGTGGAATGAAATGGTTACACAATGGAATGGATTGTTTGTACATTATTCAGAATTTGAATCTAAACAACCACAATTAGATCCTAAACCAAGCGCTGCAGATCCAACTGCTTTACCAAAATCACGACCACAACAACCTTCTCCTGATAGTTTAAGATTTTTATCTTTCAACCCTTTAACTACTTATGCGGCAGCTTCAGGACTTCTTAATGTTTATTCTGTAGATCATCAAAGAAGTTACGGAGATACTGTAAGATTTAGAGGACCTCCGACGACTTCTCCTGGAACAGGAAGTGCTGATACGGTAGGAGATGATGGTCCAGTTGCGGGTAGTCCAGTTCCTGGTTTTGGAAATATTGCAAATATAGATGGAATATCTGGAGCTACTATTTGTGGATCTTCAGGATTTTCTGTAGTTCCAGGGAAATATACTTCTGTCACAACAACTTTAGCGGCAGCAATTACTGATACAACAACAACCAGTGGAATTACTTTAACAAGCTCAACTGATTTTAAAACTAGTGGACCTTTTATTCCGACGATTAATAATCCTAATGGAACTCCGACGAATGGTATTTTAGTGGGAACTGAAATTATTACTTATACAGGAATTAGTTCAAATGTTTTAACAGGAGTTACCAGAGGAGCTCATGGATCAACGGCGGCTACGCATTTAATTTTAGCAGCTGTACGAAATCTTGTAACCCCTGATAATTACTATTATTTCAATAGTGGCGGAACAGCAACTACTGGACAAATCAGTGGAGGTGGTTATAATACTGCTTCAGGACCAGTAACATTAAAAGCGATAGGACCACAATAATATGCCCTCAGGATTAACATACACTTTAGATAATTTACGAACGGATATCAGAAACTATACAGAAGTAGGAAGTACCGTTTTTAGTGACTCGGTTTTAAGTCCATTAATTATTAATGCTGAAAATAGAATTTATAGATCTTTTGATGCTGATTTAGAAAGAGCCTACGCGACTTCAAATATGATTATTGGGAATAGATATGTAACAATTCCCTCATATTTAAGAGTCATTAGATATATTCAATTGACTAATGATGATGGGGATCAAGTTTATTTAGAACAAAGAGACCCTAGTTTTATGGCGGAATATTATTCGACTCCAGGTTCTTCTTCAACTAGTATCCCTAAATATTATGCCAATTGGGATGAAAATTATTGGGTTGTAGCTCCTACGCCAGATACCGCTTATGCAATTACGATGGCTTTTAATAAAGAGCCCATAAGTTTAACAAGTACTACATTACCTGCTGCGGCTCCCGCAGCTACAAATGGAACCTATGTATCCAATAAATATCAAGATTTACTTTTATACGCATGTCTGGTAAATGCATATGGGTACTTGAAAGGTCCTATGGATCTGTTACAACACTATGAAAAGCTTTATAAAGAAGCTTTAGAAACGTACGCGACTGAACAAATGGGTCGTAGACGCAGAAACGAATATCAAGATGGGGTTATTCGTCTTCCTATTAAATCGGAATCACCATCAACTTTTTAAGGAGATAAAAAAATATGGCAAACGTAATACCTTTTTCATTTCGAGGAGAATTATTCTCAGGAACACATGATTTTGCTTCAGGAGGAGATCAGTTTAAATTAGCTTTATATACTGCGAATCCTTACAACACATCGAGCACTGTTTATAATGCAACAAGTGAAGTGAGTGCCTCTGGTACTAATTATACTACGACTGGAAACGTTTTAGCAGGGAATGATGTCGCTTATGCAACAGCCGTGGCGTCTTGTGATTTTACAGATTCGACTTGGTCAAGTGCTACTTTTACAGCAGCTTATGGAGCAATTTATAATGATGATAAATCAGATAAATTATGTGTAGTGTTAGATTTTTCAGGAAGTAAAACTGCAACGAATGGGACATTTAAAGTTTCATTCCCGGATCCGTCAACACCTGCCGATGCAATTATAAGCATGGCTTAAGGAGAATAAAATGGCTTTAGTTTTAAATGACAGAGTAAAAGAATCCAGTACAACAACTGGAACAGGTACCTTTGATTTAGATGGAGTTGTAAGCGGCTTTGAAGGTTTTGTTGCAGGTATTGGAGATGGAAATACAACTTACTATACAATTTTTAATCAAGGAACTACGGAGTGGGAAGTTGGAGTTGGCACCGTAACAGACGCTGCAACTGATACTCTTGCGCGAACTACAGTTATCTCTAGTTCAAATGGAGATGCAGCAGTAAGTTTTACGTCTGGTACTAAAGATGTATTCTGTACTATGCCAGCAAGTAAAGTTGTTTATTTAGATGCTTCAACGCCTCCAGTACCCGTAGGAGCAGCGAGCGCAGGTTTTGCATTAGCAATGGCGGTCGCATTATAGGAAAAAATTATGGCACAAGATTTTAGAAACGATATACAAAGAAACGTAGGAACAGTAGCCCAACAATTATTGGATGCAGGAAACTATGACGCCGTAATAGGAATTAGATGTTGTAATGTACATGCATCTTCAACTATTGCTTTGGATGTTTATATTGTGAATGGCGGAAATAATTATTACATCGCTAAAGAT